AGACAAGTGGGGTAGGAGTAACGGATCATACGATACTTAGAAGGTCTGGTTTTACTGTTATGAGTCCTAGAAGCCCGTGGAAGATCAGAGATAAGATCACTGCTGTTAACACTGCCTTATTTGATGCTAATGGCGATAGGAGAACACTTATACACCCTCGTTGTAAAGAATTGATAAAAGCACTTAGGACGTTAACTTATGCACCTAACACTGGTTTACCTAATAAGAACTTGGGTGTGGATCATGCGTTTGATGCTTTTGGTTATCTTTGTTTGCAGCAGTTTAATTTGGCGAAACCTGAGACATTAGGGCAGACTGCGTTTAGAATATATTAAGAGACTTTTTGCTTATGCCTTACCATTACGGAATG